AAGCCCTGTGAACATTGGGCTTTCGCATGGTGCCTATACGATTAGTCGCCCTATCTCAGACCTTTAGTTTACTTTTCCGACGATTGCGAGGACTTCCTCGTAAAGTGTTGCTACGTAAGGGGATATACACCTCGTGATGAGCCTCAAAGCTGGCATGAAAATTGCGTGGTATCCTAATCATTTGTTTTTGTATAAGAAAAAGAATGCTTATTTTCAGGAGGTATAATATTGTATAGAAAAAGAAAAATTGACATTCAGTCGGCTTCGTGCTAGACTGGTCTATCTCGTAGTGTGACTGAACTTTCAGGAAATATTGAAAGTATTCACATTATGGCGACACCTTATGGTGAGGTAACACATGCCAACAGCGACAGCAACAGTTACAGCGAAATCTGGTCCTGCTGTCCAGTCTACCGCTACAGTCATTAGCGGTATCACATCGTATTCAGTCGATGTGCGAAGGTCTGTTCTCCAGTTTTATCAGGGGAACGAACTGACTGGTCCAGCCAAGGAATTTGATTTGACTGGTGTAACTACTTTCACTACCGTTATCTCGGGTGGTAACTTCACTATCACCGTATCCTAATCATGACTGATAAGAATAAACCCGTCAATCCTCCTGTCACTTCATTAGGTGACTTGAAGAAAGACGAAGAACCTAAACTAACTACTCCTACTCCTCCACCAGTAGTTCCTACTCCACCTGTTCCTCCACCTACAGTGGTCCCATCAGCTGCTAAAGTTGATGCTATTGTAGACAAGAACAAGAAGGAGAAGGACGCGAGGAAAACAGAACTCCTCGAACTGATGGGAGATACTATCAAAGAATACAATGGCGAGGGAAACATTCCTATCGACCATGAATACTGGCACGCTCGAAACGAATATCGTCGTCTCAATCAGCCTTAGGACAATCAGATGCCGATGGGAATTGTTTCAGATGAGGACTTCCTAAAGGAGAGGGATAATACTTCTCCTGACCGTCGTCCTCTGGAAAAACCTACCATCGTTGACATGAACAGGGGACGTCCTACTGGTAGTGTTGAAGTTCCTGATGGTTTGCGAAGAATCATTGGAGAAACTTCTGTAACTGACGGACGACAAGAAGCGTTAGCACTGGGGAAGAATTTCGGTATAAGTTCTTCCTCAGTCTCGGCTTACGCTAATGGTGCTACATCCACTAGTTCATATAATGAAACCCCTAATCGCGATGTAATCAGAGACGCGAGGGGTAGAATTACTCGAAAGGCGATGGGTAAACTATCGCTTGCACTAAAGAATTTAACTCCTGAAGTCATTGCTTCTGCTAAGGCGAAAGATATCGCTGGCATCGCAAAAGATATGTCAGCAGTAATCAGAAGTATGGAAGAAAAATCTTCCAATGATAATTCCGGTCCAAGCGGCCCTACTTTTATTTTCTATAGTCCTCAAACTCGCAAGGAAGAAACATTCGACGTAGTGTTCACTAAGGAGGGATAGTGATTAGTTCCCTTCAAGTAACACTAGTCCCCAATACTCCTACACCACTATTTACTGCATCAGGAAAAACTAAACTAATGATTAGTAGTTCTAACAATCCTTTTTGGGTTGGTGGAGCGACAGTTACTAATGCAACCGGATTGAAGTTAGTATCTGAAACTGTATACTACTTCGATTTGGAAAATGGTGATGCTCTTTTCGGATTTAGCACTGTTGCTCCAGTTGTAAGTATACTGGCAGTCGGTAGTTAGTTGGAGAGGGATAATGCCTACCTTCACTTTATCATGCGGACCTGTGCAATCAATGATTCAGAATCAGGTATACGCATTACCTTCGACTAAGGCTCTACTCTACTGTGAAACTGCGGCAGCTACATTCGAGCAATCCAATGTTGTAACAATGGTTCCGGCTACAACATTGACTCTCGATGCTAACGAACAGATTGAAGTAGCTGGTGGATTCATCAGACTTACTTCAGCGGGTCCAGTCAACGTAGTTCTCAAGAGGGCATAACATGCTCACGCTTCTTTTCGCCGTGATAATTTGTGGCATAGTCGCGTGGGTAATTTACTCACTTCAAATGCCACAACCATTCAAAACTATTGCTATTGCAATATTGATTTTAATTGTGGTAATCATCTTCTTCAGTAAAGTCTTAGGAGTTGATGTAGGGATACCAATTCGATGAACCAAGACTTCCTCCAATGGTTCGCCACTCTAGGAGTTGGCGGAGTATTGGCTGGCTTCATGTTCATGTTCTATCGAAAAGACATTAAACAGTTCACCGAACTTTGGAAGGTCCATACAGAAATACTAATCGTTCTAATTAAGGATGACATCGCATCCAATACTAAGCTGATTTCTATGCTCGAATCTTGGGAACGCAATAATCTAAGAAAGAATGATATTCAGCAATTCATTGAGGCTCACGTAGTAAAGAAGCCGGATGGCGTATGAGAATCATTCTACTAGTCCTACTGATTCTATCATCTGCCTGTGCTACCACATGGACACAGGTAGGTGTAGAACGAGTAGGTCCAGTAGAAGCAGAGATATGGCGCAATAATAAAACTAGAACTTGTGAACGACGGGTCTATATGACCGTCATGTATGTAACTAAAGTCCCCTGTCCGGAGGGAAATACTAATGATGACAAGACGAGAACTACTAAGCAGGTTTGCCGCAATTCCATTTGCTGTGCAACAGGCGATTCCAATCTTCACGAAACAGCCACTATTCACGAATGTTCCAGAGGCCAAAGAAGTAATACCGATGGCATTCGATAAAGGCTTTTGGAAACCAAATAAGAAACAGGAGTTATTTCTCTCCTTACCGAATTCCATTTTCGAGGGATTCTATGGAGGAGGAAATGCTTCTGGTAAGTCTGACGTTCTACTAGTCTACGGACTAATTCATCGTTGGCATGAGAACCCGAAGTTCAAACAGGTTTTCATGCGTAGAACTTATCCTGAACTAAAGAACGAAATCGTTCCGCGAAGCCGAGAGATTTATCCGAAGTTCGGTGCGGAATTTAATAAGACTGATATGTGCTGGACATTTCCACGTCCAGACGAATTAGGAGGCTCTGGTAAACGAACTGGAGCTATGATATTCCTCGGTCATTGTGAGACTGAAGATGATGCACATAAATACGATTCAATGGAAATCAATCTCTTTACCCCAGACGAACTTACCACCTTTACTGAATTTATTTACTTACATATTGGCTTCACCCGAGTGCGCACAAGCGACCCTGCATTACCTGCAATTATTAGAGCAGCGGGGATGCCCGGAGGAATTGGACATACATTTGTCAAAAAGAGATTTATCGCTCCTTATCCAGCAGGTGGAAAAGTTATTATCGGAAAAGGGAACGTAAAGAGATTCTACGTTCACTCTACTGTAAGTGATAACCCGCACGCGGATAAGGAGTATAGCGCGAGGCTTGATGGTATTCCTAGTGAGGCCGAACGTAAGGCAAGAAAGTTCGGTGATTGGGATGCATATCAAGGGCAGGTATTCGATGAGTTCCGGGATAGACAATATCCTGATGAACCTGAGAATGCATTGCATGTAATACAACCGTTCGATATACCATCGTGGTGGCCCCGAATGTTTATCGGAGATTGGGGCTTCGCTGCGATGACCTATATGGGATATTACGCTATATCCCCTATGAAGCGAATGTATCTGTATCGTGAACGTTATTGGCTCAAGACTAAGATTGAAGAATGGGCACCTGAAGTAAAGGCTGACATTGAGCGAGAACAACCAAGAGTCGTCAAGTTCTGTCAGTCTGTATCTCAGGAGCGAGGCCAAGAACATACTATTCAACAGCAAATCGAAACCGCTATCGGTAGACCGATTGAGCTTAGTGTTAATGCTCCTGGGTCAAGAATTAGCGGAAAGTTACTACTACACGAATATCTCAGATGGAAGGCGAAGCCGATAGTTCCTTCTACTGAAATGCCTGTTTATTCCGAGGAATATGCCATGTGGCTTCTTCGGAATAAAGGACTGATGGACTATAAAGCATATCTTGCACTATTTGACCCTCCTGAACCGGAGACTAATATTCCGAAACTACAGATTTTTCTATGCGACGTTCACAAGATTAGTCATGATGAATGTCCAAACTGCTGTCCACTAATGATTGAATCTATTAAGGCTTGTAATTATGACAAGGCCACTAAAGAGGGAAAACCGGCTGAAGATGTTGCTGAATTTGCTGGTGACGACCCTTACGATGATATTCGTTACGCTTGCGACTCAGCGGAACGATATTTTGAAACAGCAACTCAAGAATTTGCAAAAATTCAAAAGCAAGCTGAATTGACACAAGCACTAGCGAATAGTCAGGATTGGACTGCATTCTATCGAAATGCGAGAGCATTGGAACAGAAATCAGCACCAATGCAAGCTGTTAGTAGATTCCATCGAGCAGGAACTAATCGCTCAAGAAGATGGGGACGATAGATGCCTAGATTAAGTCCTAGTGGAAACGTTGCTATGGGTATCGCCGGTCATCAAGGCGTTATCAATGGTGCGTTTATTCCTGATAGTTATGGACCACAATGGATGAATAATGATACTGCTGTATTTCAGCAGCCATCAAATTTTGCAATTTCGTTATACGACATTCATACCGGCGTAAGGACTCCTCAAATTATTCGACCTGCTAATGATTTATCGGCAGGTGGTAACGTCTGGGCACTTTGGGCTGACCATTTTGGATTACAGGCATCTACTGGTTTGTATCTTCCAGATGCAGGACTTTTAGATGTTGGTCCAGATGGTTCAATAGGATACGTTCCAAATAGGCAACATGGAATAGGTGCTAATGTTCGTGAGCTAGATGGAACAGATTGGGTTCTGGCATCTGGTAATGTAGTTTACTCGCTACAATTAAAAGGTGCAAGGCGAGCAATCTACAATGACCAGTTCCAACGTATTCAAGTTGTTAATCTTCCTCCTTGCATTCAAATTGGTTCTGCTTACAGACCTCGCGCTGTTGAAATTAATGGACAGTGGTGGGTCTGTTACTTCTCCACTACAGCAGGAACTATTCTACATCCCTTTAACTCTACCGTGGGTTATGTCATCATGCCTCCTGGGGCAGATGCATGGCAACACGATGTAGTTCAATTGGGAAGTATTACTAAGATTGTCTGGGCTGCTCGCGCGGGTGAGGCTCCAGAAGATTATCGTGAAAGACTAATTAATGTTAATGTTGAACCACGAGTAGAACTAGACCCTATTGACCCAATTGTAAATATTAATAGACCTCACTATCTAGGATTCTTCACTGGAAAGCCAGGAGTTCTAGGTGGGTGGGATACTAATGATGACCCTCCTGAATTTCAGGATGTTCATGCATTACCCGGAAATGGCTATTTGGATGTTCCAACATCTACATTCTTTAATGATAGGGATGAACCTGTTGGGAGTTTCATTCATAGTCAGCCAGGATGGACTGTTGAGACTATGGAAGAAGCTGCAAGAAATACGCAGTTTATTCCAATTGCATATTGGGATGCACGTAATTGGCCTCGTTGGCCTAATCTTCCCGATAAATCTTGGCTCTGTATTCAAGCATACTGTAGTCGAAATGAACCACTAAATGTTTTTGAAGCAGACATTAGAGCTAAATTGCTTGAACTACGTCAAATTAAAGCT